TCGATATCGGTAAAATTGGACTGAAAAGCCATGGTCGTAAGCCTCCTGTAAACAACGATTAACTGTTATGTCTATTTTACCATAGTATGAGTTGGAAGCGGAGGCGCTAGATTAAATCAGCGTTTCCTTAAAAATCTTTGCGGCAATCCCAGCCTTACGCTTATCGTCCATGCCCTCACAGTCTCCTTTGCCAGTGGTAAAAAAAGGCTATTTCCCCTGCAATTTTACACACGTTTACGGCTCGTCACAATTTTCTATTCACAGTATGATGCCTTTTGGTGGGTCTCCATACCAGTAATCAAGGTCAAGCGGCTTGTTATGCTCTAGCGCGCTTATTATAGCGGCGACAAAGTCCCGTTCATTGCCGTGTGCAAATCCAGTAATAGGAAAACATAAGCCTTCGCCGAATTTGTCGTAATATGCGTCAAACAAGTCAACACCATCATATTTCTTTAAAACGTCTTCGGTCATTTCTTTAGTGCCTCCTCTAGAATACGCTCGAAAAAAGCAAAGCTCTTAGGGAAGTAGTATTTTATACGCTCCATGCTCTTAGGTGACGTAAACACCGCCGCAAACATTTCCGCGAAAGCCTCGACTGAAGGGTTATGCCTATTCCAATAGCTTTTTTCATGCCCAATGTGCCCTCTAATCGCTCCGGCCGTTATGCCTCCCCATATATCTGATACGTCTGCCCACTCACATTGTTCTTCCTTGCTAGTCACAAAAACAGCATCATCGCCGACCAGCTTCCATTTGAAATGGCCGTTTATCTCTTTTTGTACTTCACGCCTCACATCTGCAATGCGCCATTTTGTGCCCGTCTTAGCCTCAAGCTTTCTCTTTAACGCTTTCAAGTAGTCCCTGCCCTCTGCGGCCAGTACATCATCAAGCGTGGTACTCAAGCCGAAAACGTAAGTCTCCGACGCATCGCCAAGCCAACGGTATCGTTCTTCTACCATGTTATAAGCTATAGAATGCCCTGTTTCATGGAAAAGCGTATTCCATTTCGTTTTATAGCTAGGGGGATTTATGCTTTTTCCAATGTCTATGCGGATAACATTCCCGCTCGCTGAAAAGTGTGACGTATCCTTGTAATGCGCGTCGCCAATCTTGGTTTCCCTGCCGTACTTAGCCCAAATGTCTTGGTACAGCTTGGGAGCGGCTTCAATGAGGTTTGCGACTTCCTCTTGCTGTTCCTGCGTCAGCTCGCGCTCGAAGTCATCCCCTAGCTTTATCTTCGACGCAAGCGGCTTGGCTTCCTGCTTGACCACCTGCCAGCCTTTAGGAAGCCCAAAAGCCGCTTCCACGTCAAGCACAGGTTTAGCCACGCACCTGCAGCGTATCGGCATTCCTGGGTGCCCGTCGCTTGGCGGCTTGTCCCATGAGTAGATTTGCCCGTCGTGTTGGACGTGCAAAGGACGAACGCGCGAATCATGACTTGACCGCCACATATACCTATCAATGCCCGCCGACCTCTGCCTATACTCCATCAAGCACCCGTTCAGCTTGCCCATCTGGTCACACGCAATTAGCGCCGCCCGCCCACGTGCAAAGCCTGTTATAGCCTCAATCTGCTTTAGCAGGTCTGCCGTAAGCCGCGCATGTCCCTGCGTCTCCATAATGGCGTTTTGCAATGCCGCCTTGACGCGCTTCAATGTCTCATCATCAAGCGCCTTGATGTAATCTAGGTTTTGGCTTACCCAAACTTCTTTGAGGGCGGCGCTTCCTTCATCATCCTGCCTCGACTGTGCAATGACCAGCATGGATAACGGCTCGTCCACCTGCCTTGAGACAAAGCGTTCTGCCTTGTCCGCAAAGCCTCGAACGGCGCTTTCAAGCGACGAAATGCCCTGTATCCTGATTTTCATCAAGTCCATGAGAACATCGACCTGCGCCGCCGTGCCGCCGTCCAGCAAGTCCGTCATTTCCTTCTGGTAGCTCCTGACGGCCTCCATAACGAGCATGACGCGCCTTATTACCGCCTTGCTGTAATCGCGTTCAAGGCTTAGTGGGTAGTCTATGCTTTTAGCTATTGTTATCAGCATTGCCCGTGCCCTCGACTACTTTGTCAAGTGAATCATCAATGACGAACGTGTCGCCCGTCTTTAGCTTTTCTCGAACCTCGCTCGCGTCCAGCGCCCCCAAGTCATGTAACGTTCTTGCCGCGTTAGCCAGGTGCTCGACGCTCTGCGCCTCCGTGCTTGCTACCGTTGCCTTGTCCAGCGCACTAGGCACCCAAAGCGGCCTAAATTCGACCGTCCACTCATCGGGCAAGTTTAGCCCGTACTCACTGCAAGCGCCTAAAGTCTCGACCAGCTTCACTAAGCATGCCCGTAACTCCCCCTGCTGGATACGACTTACCATTGCAAAGTAGTTTTCTTGGTCACTCTTGCCCGTCGCGTTTTCGCCCGACGGCGACCGCCCGAAAAGCACCGTGGCAGGAATATCCGTAACCGCGCATAAAGCTAACTGGAATTGTTGTAGTATAGCGTCAACGCCCGCAAGTGAAATATTCTCCAGCTTGTACTCATCCGCGCTATCAAGCGCCATAGTGTTCATGATGTGACGCGCCATGTCAATCAAATGCAAGCGCTTTTGAACGGCCTGTTCGCCCTCATCCGTTTGCAATAGCGTGCTCATGCCGTCCAGCTTTAACACGCCCTGTGAAAGCCTCGAAAGCAAAAGCAGGGACAAAGAAAGGCCGCTGTCGTACCTTACTAAGTCGTCCCTGACCTTATCAAAGACGCGCCCGCCCCAGCCATCACGCGCCCTGCGTATGCGCTTACTAACCGTATCTCCGCGCATAATCAAAAGCCGCGACCTATGCACCGTGAACGAGTTGCCGCTATAGCCGATAAGGTTGTAGTGCTCAGGCTTTCCATAATCTGGGTCTTTAGCGTCTATGATGTAGTCATTCAATGGCCGCACCTCGGGCGGCTCGAAAACTTCCAGCTTTTTAATGCTTCGCAAGCTCTCAATCCGCAATGGCTCGGCCAGCTCGCCGCCGTCGTCGCACATCATGAGCACGACCGCGCCGCCGAATAGCCTGTCCCAGCTTAAAGCCTCTGCGAACACCTGCCATGCCTTTAAATCTTCAAGCCGCGATTGAATAGCGTCATTCATTTTAAGGTCTGCCTTGTCCGCGCCCTTGAAGTCTGCGCTGTTCCTTACTGCCTCATTCGCCGGGGCACTTACAATCTTATTTGCAATGCCATTGAACGTGAACAAGTCGTCAAGCTCTTGCAATGTCATATGTGAGCCGCCACGCGAATAATGATAGCCCTGCATGGGGTCAAACTCCCTCATGCCGTGCCCTATCACCGTATTGTAAAAGCCATCTGCATTAACTGCCATTGTCTCACCTCCTAGCTAATAAGTCCCTGCCAGCTACGAAAAGAGGCGACCGCCTTGAAAGCGTCGCCCGCCGCGTCTATCTGATCATCGTGCGCCCCGTCTGGAAAGCCCTCGGCCTCTGTAAGAAACTCCTCATTCCAGCCGCCTTTTAGCATAAGCACGTTACTAGCTTGCCATTGCGCCGCGAACGGCTCGGCACGTACCACCTTGTTGCCGCTCACAGGCTTGACGCTCACCGCAAAGCCCGCAAGCAAACTAGCATAACTGTATGCCTGTTCCTTGCCCGCTTGCCCTGGGTCTTGCGGCAATAGCACCTGCGAACACTTCCATTTCTCGCGGTCAATTTCCGCCGTGCTCCTGATTAGCTCACGCACCTTGGCAGGATTGAACGCCCGCCGCACGACATCAAGCAATATAAACCTGCCATCTTTTAGCCGTGCCACCAATGCGCCCGCCGTCCTATCGGGGCTTTTATTCGTTTCGCTAATCTCCGTCGCCGCCAAGTCCCACGCCCTAGCAACACCAACAATCTTGCCAGGCACGCGCTCGACAATCTGCGCCTTGCTCCACGGAAAATATAAGCCAGCGGCAGGGCGAATCTTCCAGTTGCCTTTTAGAAGTCGCTCGCGCTCAACCGTTGAAAGCGCATTGAGATTTGCCAAGTAATCGGGGTTGCTATCCAGTAAAATCTTATTGTCAAAGATTGACGACGCTATAAAAGTAACTGACTTTGCCGTCTTGCCCGCGTCGCCAAATTGCGCCACAAGCTCGCGCTTGCTATCCGCCCAATAGATTTTGTCATCAAGACGAATAAACCACCTTAGCACGCCCGACCGCTCTTTTATCGGATAGCCCGTTTTCTGGTCTATCCACCAATCAATGAACGTTGCCACCCATGAATCAGCGTCGGGGTTGCACGTCGCCCGCACATATGGCCGAACACCGCAAACGCTTCTGTTTCTCGAAAGCATATAGAAAAACTGCTTTTCCGTGAAGTGGCACAGCTCATCAAAGCAAAGCAAAGTTATCTGTGAACCCTGCCAGCCGTGCACATCATCATTAGTTTGAAGATGTGCAAACGTGACTTTAGCGCCGCTGGGGAACGTGAACGTTGGCCGTGGGGTCAGCTTCGCCACGCCGCCCGCCAGCGGGAAAACCTGCTTCGCGTTATCCCATAAGCCGCCTTCGTTGACAATCTGCGTCATGCTTCGCCGAAAGAAAACAGCGCCAAAACCGCTAACGTCGATGTTTCGCAAGCACTCTAGCAACAATGCAAAAGTCTTACCACCGCCCGCAGCACTAGGCGCCACCGTAAATACAAATATCAGCGGGGGAGGCAAGAAACGCCTCTTGTTGTCCCGCCTGTGGCTTTAACAGTGGCATTGGCTATCACCTCCCATCAAAAAAGCGGCCTTTAGCCGCCTCACTCTTTCTTTTCGTCCAGCGTCGCCCGCTTTCGTCCATTATCTGGGATATAAATCTTGACCGCATTAGCCACCTGTATAGGCTCGCCATCCGCGCCGCCTAGCCTGTTCTCGACTACATCCTTTTGCCCTAGATATTGCTTGCCCAGGAATATTGCCATGCTCGCGCTTTTCTCCGCTAACTGAAATTGCTTTCTGCGCAGTGACATTTTTCCTACTCCTCTAAACTTTTCAGAGATAGTCAAAAAAGTTTCATCCTTGCCATACGTCCGCTTTATCCAATTCCGTATCGTCTCCTTGTCACATCCGCCAAGCTTGCGCGTGTACCAGCCTTCAATTTCTTCAAGCGTGCACATCATTGAACACAAGTTTTCAAATTCTGCCTTGTCAATCTCTTTGCGCGGCCTTCCCATCGCTGCCATATTTACACCCCCTTAATCGGTATGCTCAAAGACGGGTTTATATAATACTCCTGCCTTTTCTTGCTCTTGCTGCTTCTCCCCTTGTTCGTCTTAACTATCTTACTTCCCCATTTGCGTTGCAAAGCCTCAAATTGCTCTTTCTCGCGCTCCATATTACGATACGTAGCACAGCCGCCGACGTTGCTACACTGTTCAACGACGTAGCTAGCAAAGTTAAGCTTCATCACACCGCGATATTTTAGCAAGTGCTGTAACGTCATGTCATAATCTTCTTTGAGTGGTAATCTCTCATCATAGCGCAAAGGGTTAGGCAAGAATGCCTGAAAAGGTCCGCCCAAGTATGAGACGGTAGAAAACGGGGCTGTTTCGCTGTAGTTCATTCTGTCATCACTGACATTAAGCCCCCACATCTTAAAGCCCCATTCTTCGCACAGCGTGAAATACTTTTCTAGCCATGCCATCAAGTCGCCCGTCTCAATCTTGACGCGCTTCAATGTGCCGCCCTTTTCGCCTTGCCAAACGCCAATATCTTTATAATCATCGTCAAGTATGACTACGCCATCCGCGCCCGCCGAAAACTCTGTATCAAGTATGTAGTTCCTGATACGGCATAAATTGCCTTGAATCCCGTGCCTGACCGCTATGATGTTAGCGCCCGCATTAGCCGCCCTGTACTGCTCTGCCTCGCCCTCATCAACGTAGACTTTAGCCCAAGGCACATATTGTAACGTCTTGACCTTTGGCCGCCTGTAAGACGGTACGCAAATTTCAATTTTCATCCCAATCTTCTTCACTTCCATCACTCATCAATCTTTGAATAGCCTCCGCACCCTTAAGCACGCGCCCCGTGCCGAACCTTGCAAAGCCGCTTTTAACCTTGCCGTCCTTGCGCGTGCTAGTCTTTTGCACTTTGCCAATGCCAAAAAGCGTTTGTGCCTGTAGCCAATCAATCTCATTGTCGAAATACAGCACGATATAGTTATGATTTTCGTTTAGCACCTCTGAAAACTCGACCTCGGGCGGCGCGGCGGGCGGCTCCTCCTCGACAATATCCTCCAGCTCAAAGCCG